ACATTTCTGAAGACCCCATCAGAGCCTACATATGCCAAAGCCGCTGGACGCCGTCGCCGTCGGACCAAGAAGGTGAAGAAGGGCGGCCGTCGTCGTCGCACTCGTCGGGCTTAAAGATTTTCTGCGTCCCATAACATATCGATTGATGCGAAAACAGCTATCAACACTGGCGCTTCAAGTGGTTGAGCGGCAAAGGCAGTTATCCGTTGCGGTGACGCGAGTCCAACATGGATTCATGCCCCGCGAAAACACCCTTGAAGCGTCCAAGCAGCTACGGGAGATCAACGCCCTCCTACGCGAGATTGAAGAGTCACTGAAACCGCAACTAACACAAATAAATACGCAAACTATATAATGATTGAATATCGTGTAGATCCGCTGGGAAGTATACCCATTGAAACACGCACCGAACAATATGCTACCATGAACGCACTATGTGGAGCTGGAGGTATCGCTATCGGAGAGATATTACTTTCGGAAAAGCCAGACTCAGAGCTCATGTGGGGGCGCCTTTATGTAGACGGCAGACTAGCGGGCGGCATTCTATATTCTGATTATGGTGATACGATTAGCCGTGTATTCGTTTGCGTTGAACAGGGAAAGGGATATCTTTCGGAAATCAATAAAGGGTTTGAAAAACACTTACTTGAAAAGGCTACGAGTCCTAAAGTAGCACGCCTCTCCGCGAATGTGCGTCCAGAAACAGATCCTCTGCGCAAGGTTCCATTGGCTCATATGCTACAAGGATATAAGCCTATCGGTAAGGATCCACTGTCTACGTTGATACACGAGCCGTATGGTATACCTATGGAACGGACTCTCGGCGCCCCGCTGCCAACAGAGGAAGAAAGACAAGCCATAACCGAACTCAATAAGAAAGCAAACGCCCTAAGGGAACAATACACACAAAAGGCATTAGATCGTAAAAAACGACGCGACGATATGAATGCAAAACGGCGGAAGATCGGAGGTCGTCGCACCCGTCGTCACCGTAAGCGGTTTTCGACCAGGAGATACAAAAAGCGTAATGAGTGAGCCTCTGATTATTTCATTGGGGTTTTTAACAGGGGCTATCTGTATCTGCAGCTGTGTTGGATTAGCTAGTAATCATATTAATCATAATAATCATTCCCATCATGCTGTAGTTGTTAGCCACGAAACATCTGCTGTGGTTGTTCAGCCCTCCGTAGGATCAGACGAACCCGAAGATCCCGTCGACTTCAGCTCGAAACCAAAGTCATCGGCTACCAGCTTGGGCTCATGACGACGCACAATCTCCTTCATCACATCTGAACCACGATCGCCCAGAATGTCCTTGAGATACATCTCCAGGTCCTTCTTGGACAGCGACCAACCCTTCTTCCAGTTATTCGGACGCTTGACATTGAAGGTCATCTCCGACTCGCGCAGAAGAATCTGGTCGGGAAGCGCGGTATGTGCGTAAAGCGCAGCCAGATCCAGCTCGACGGTGCGCCGAGTATCGCGAAGCTCGGACACCTGCGAGTTCAGGTGAGAGATGTCCTTGTTCACGCGGATATACTTCGTGAGGATTGCCTTGAGAGTGTCCATTGTGCTTTACGACACCACCAACAAGGAAAGTATCCGTTTTAAGCAAGGGTGGCTTCGTATGTTCCTCTTTGATCCAGATGAGATCGAGCGGCTTCGAACCGTGTATAACAATAAACATCCGAAAGAGAAGCCTATTCCGAAGAACAGCCCAAACGCTATTTGGGCTGAACTCAAGCACAGGCTTCATACTAAGTGCTCAGCGGGCGCACCTACATGTATTGTTACGCAGCTGACTGGACGCCCTCGTGCGCCGGCGTCATGGAATACAAACAGGACAGAGTGGTTGTCGTCAGATGATATCGACAAGCTCGAAAAGGAGTATGCGAAGGTTCACGAGGACTACCACTTTGTCGGATGTGTTCCGATTGACTTTGATCTGAAGTCAGAGATGTCGAAGTGTATTGTGTCGACGTTGTGCTCGATGAATCTTGATGCTTTATACAAAAAGGGATTCAGACGCGTAGGCATCGTGTTCAACACCGATGTCCACGATGGACCCGGACAGCACTGGATTGCCGCGTTTCTAGATATCCGTCCTGAACTCCAGTATCCGCGTATGACTTACTTCGACTCCTACGCCCGGTATCCCGAGAAAGAGATTCAGCGTTTGATGTTCCGTTGGAAGGAACAGTGGGACGCGCATGGTGGACCGAAGATGCATTTAACGTATAATAAGACCCGCCATCAGTTCAAGGAATCTGAATGTGGAATGTATTGTCTATATTTTCATCGCGCATGCCTTCTTGATATCCCTATGGACAAGCGGGTAAGCGATGACGAGGTGAATGCTATCCGTGATCTGGCGTATCGGAAGGATAAAAAATAAGACAACCCATCAACAATGGAGACTGTTCTGGCGATCGGCGTGCTTGTGGCTGCAGGATATGTGATGGCAACTGACCCTGTGCACGAAGCCCTCGATGATCACTCTGAAACATTGAAGGAGTATTATGTTCAGGGCAGCACGTTCCAAGATATTTCGACTGCGTTAAAGAAGGGATATCGTCTCATTGAGCTCCACATCTATTCTGACGAACAAGATGAACCGATTGTTGCTCTCAAACCCGCACCTCCCGGATCGGATATTGCATTGGAGTCCAGGACATTTGAGTCGGCATGCGTGACTATACTTCAGGAAGCGTTTCCCAACAAGACGCCGCTTATCCTGTCGATTGTTTCGCATACCCAAAAGAACTTTACCATGAACCGGATGGCGTATCACTTGAATACAACTGTTCGGAAGCAGTTGATATCTGGATCTGTTCTTGATAAGCCGTTGAATGCCCTTGCAGATAAGTTAATTCTCGTGTCTGGTTCCGAGGTTCGTGGAACAGATCTGGAACCTATGCTGAATCTGTCGTGGAATGAGGAATCTCTGCGCAGGTTAACGTATCAGCAAGCCGCCCATCCGCGTGAGCCGGAGGAGATCCGTGGATTCACGCAAAAAGGTATTGTGTTAGTCGTGCCCGATGAGGCATTCTCTAGATTTAAGGTATTGGATGATGTCTATGCGTATGGATGCCAGTGGAATCTCTGTCCAACTCCTTCAGCCCGTCCTGGATTCATTTCCCGCGGTTAAAACAAAATGGCGAACGCTTGGCTCACTCACGTGAAGAAGACGATGTCCGAGATGAAGCACCGCGGCACCTACAAGAAGGGCGATGGTCTGAAGAAGGTGATCCTGGAGGCGAAGAAGACGTACAAGAAGCATGGTGTGGCTGGTCCCAAGGCGCACAAGACGCGCCGCCACCACCGCAAGAGCCGCAAGTCGTTCTTTTAAGCAATCATTGACCACATTACTAGAATTGTAAGAACAACCAAAGATAGAAGATACACCTGCATACACAGCGTAGCCTCCTCGGCTGTCTGTTTACGCAAGTAGACCTCCAGAAGCGATCCGTCGCGTTCGTCGATGATCACGTTGTTTCGTGAAGCCCCCGTTGTCCAGTCTGCGGCACGTCTTTCCATGGTAAGTTGATTTTGTGCATCCACTCTTGTAGTAAGCGACATGATGTGCGTATCCTCTAAAGGTGCGGATCGGCGATTTCGTTTTTGCCGACAGTGCCTTCAGCAAACCATACGTCCATCGCAGGTATACCGTCTTAGACTCCAGAGCTATCGGGTGCTTGTGTATGTAATCTCCATAGACCTTGCGCAGTTCGGGGAATGGATAGGTCTTGGCTAACATACGCAGAAATCCCCGTTGGGTGTTGATATCATCAAACTCCGGGTGTTCGGGATAATTATACGCAATCGAGAACAGGAAATCACGTCCAGGCACAGCGTGGGGTTTCTTCTTCAGAAGTTCCGCATACTTCTTATGAACATCGTCATAGGTTGGATCGGGATCAGGAAGAATGACCTTCTCATCCATCTTGGCTTGTGTAGCTAACTTATGGTTCACTTTGCAGTGGATCTCATATAACCAGCGTCCGACATTCATACCCTTCGTCAGTGGAAGGTCTGATATAAAGTTAGTCGTGCTCTCGCGGCAAAACTTACAGGGCAATATAATTCCTATATAAGCTAGTGTTGGGATAGGCTTGGGTGACCCTTCGGCTATCAAGTGGAATAGCTGCCATGCGCTCGGTCCCCAGAACTGGACATCCATTGTTCTCAGCGCATATCTTTCTCAGCCAGCCATGCGGCGATCTGAATCGTCATTGCGGCATCGAAGACGGGGTTGTGCGCCTTCCCAACTGGAAATGCCTTCTTCAGCCCCGAGTCCAATTCGTGAGCAACGCACGCATAGGTTCCTTCCAGCTTCGCGGTC